AGAATAAAAATCTTTAATATTTTTGATTATTTTTTTAATGTCTATTTCTGAATTTGTTTCTTTGTCTTTAGAAAACTGTGTTGGAAAAGAATTTAAATATGTTGCATAAAATGAACTTAATAATTCCGGGGGTATGCTATCTACATCCAAATATTCTTCCAAGGTATGTGGAATATAGTTTACATTTTTTGTAGATTCTAACCAAATGTAATAATATTTGATAAAATCAACAAAAACAGAATAATCTTGTTCTAAGAAATTTGGAATACTACTGCTAACAACACTTGATAGTTTATTTTTTATTTCTAACGTTATTGGTTTTGTGCTAAATTTTATTGTTTTTCTGGTGGAAGAAATTTCTTTACCATATTTGTTTTTTACATAAGCAATTAAAACATGATCACCTTCTTGTAATGTTTCTTTAAATAAACCAACTCTATTTTGTTTTTCTATAAAATTGCCATCCAATTCAAAAACAACAGAATAAAAAATGCCATCAGTATCTTTAACTTCATAACTGATGTTTACAGATTCTGAAAAAACTATATCGTTTAAAACTGGTGTTTTTATTTTTAAATCTATCATTTAATTGGTTTTCTAAAGGCACTTTCTACCAAATTAATGATCAAAGAAGAAGAATCAGATGTATCTATTGATAAAATAGTATTTGGATTAACAAACACATCTGCATCATTTAAGTTTGCATAAAATTTAATAATATCATTGTTTTGACTGTATGGATTAAAATTGTTTATCGATAATTTACCTGTTTTATAATCAATAGTACCAAAATATTCAGGATCACTAACACTTAGATCAATGTTAGAATATTGACCAATTGAATACAATTTGCCATTTTGTTGATATGCAATATAAAGATTACCAAACCCATCATCAAACATTGAGCAAATTCTTTTGGTATTGGAAAAATCAAAATATTCAAATGAAGAAGATTTTACATTTGGTTTATCTATATTTTCACTTTTTACTATTTCATTTTGAAAATTAACAGAATAGTCTCTTTTTGTACCATAAACTGGTACTAATCTATATTCTAATTGTGGAGTTATATTTACGCTCAATATTGAACTATCACTATCCAATATAAGTTGCTCCAACTCATTTACTATTAAATCTGCATCAAAAACGTTTAAATTATCATCAATATAATCGTGTATAGCATTTGTAATCCTGCCTCTCAATTGACTTATTGTTCCTTTATTTTTTACAATGTCAACTTTAGCATCACAATTAATTATCAAATACAATATGTTTGGATCTACTATTTCCGGTATGATACCAACAACTGCTCTATTTTGAGTCAAAGACTTTAGTATTGCATTTTTTTCTGTATTAGTTAATGCGGCCCTATTTTCTGGTTTTACCGCTATAAAAACTTTTCCATATGCAGGAGGATCATTATCTTCTCCTCCCCAACATTTTATAGATTTAATAAATGAAAAATCTTTTTGTAGTATAATAGAATAGTCGTTAGCAGTTACTGCTCTTTCTTGAGTTGTAAATGCTTTGGGTGCTTTATATTTTATTGATTGTATTGTTTCTTTAGAAGAACCACCGAATGAAGGAGTTAACACCAAGATAGTTGCGTTAGTCAATCCCTCTGATGTGGAAGTAAAAACTCTTGCACCGGGTGCATCATTTATTCCTATATCATTTGCATCTTCGCCGGAACTTTGTAAAAATGTAACAGTAACTATGTTGCCATCATTTAATCTTTTACCTATTACTCCATCACCAAAATATATTCTGTAATAACCATCTGGGCCTTCTTCTAAGAAATATACATTAGAATTTCCATCTATTTCAGTCATGTTTCCGGCTTCTTCCCAAGTGTCGGAACTTCCTGTTATATCAGTTGCACTTCTTTGAACTTTTACTTCTATTGTAGTTGTATCTATTGTATCGCTTCTTAAAATCATTTTCTTAAAAGGATTAGTTCCATCCATAACAAAATCCACAGTTTTAAGTAATCCTTCTTTTAATACAACAGAACCTGTACTGTAAGTTAAAACATTACCTTCTTCATCGTAAGATGCTGGAGCAAAAACCGCTTCATTTAAATTTATAAAGTAATAAAAAGAAGATCCTTTATTTACTTTAAATCTTCTATATTTTTGAAGAACATAAGGATTTTCAACTCCTTCATTTTCCAATACACCATTTATTGCATCTTTTACTATTTCAACAGAACAAGTTGCGGTGCGCGTAGATGCTGGTGTATATCCTAAATTTTTTGCAATAGAAATTACGGAAGATCTTTTTTGAGCAGTATCTAGAAATGCCTCATTAAATGTTATGTTGTTATACAAAGATTGATAATGGGTGTTATATGCCAAAATATCTAAAAGAATATTTAACGTAGAACCCTCAAAATTATAGCCATTAAACTTGTCTTGATTTTTTAAGAAACTTATTAAATTTTGTTTAATGTCTTCGTAATCTAGTTTTGAAAAGTCTGGGTTCATCTGATCCTCTCAACGTTTATTTGCAAATTTTGTGGAGTTTTTTGGTTTTCATTTTTTAATGTAAATGTTATGCCTATTTGTAAAATATTCTTATCATATATTTCTTGCACATCTATTTTTACCAATTCCACTCTTGTTTCATATGTTGAAATTATGTAGTCTATTTTTCTAGAAATTATATCTTGTAATATTGGAGTTGGGAAATTTTCAAACAATATTTCTTTTAAACCAACATCTATTTTTGGATTAAAAGGTTTATCAAATTCTTCCAATAATAATAAATTACGCAAAGATTGTTTTACAGCATCTACATTCTTTTTTATAGAAATATCACCAGTTATTGGGTTTGGTGAAAAATCATTACTTATATCTGTTATGTTAAATTGCGACATAATTTTATGTTAATAGTAGAGTGTTTATTATTCTTGTTTCTTTTTTCAGAGTATTTAATACATTATCTGCAATTATTTTTTCTGCATGTTGCCAAGAACACCATTCACAACACATATATCCGTAAGGACTCAGTGCATCTCCCTTTTTAAGGGGTATCATAACAAAAGCAATGGTATTTCTACTTTCCATATAGCCTTTAAAGTTACTATCAACTAAAGTATTTGTAAATATTATTCTTAAATTATCTTCTTGTAATATTTTAAGTTTTTCTACAAATCTAGTCAAAAGAACACCTTGTTGATTTTCCAATGTTTGTTCTATACCTAACCCACAAGATTCATGTGTTATTGAAAATTTCAATATACTTTCTCCACTGAAAAAATCACCACCATTGTGAAACTGTGCAATATACGATCTAGCACAGTCAAGTTGTAATCGTGTCTCGGTCAAAGTTTCATTAACTCTACTGTGTACTTTCGTAAAATCTGTACCGTTTCCGTTACAGAATAAAGGATGTTTACATTTTTTTTGATTTTTCTTTATAAATGTGAATATTATGCCTAAAATAAAAGAAATACTGGCTGCACCCATGGCAAACCATACATCCGAACCAATTGATTTAAAAAATGTAAACATAAAAATTCCTTAAAATCGAGTGCTAGCCTTTTATTTATTAATTTTTTGAATTAGTTGGTTCCCATTCTTTTTTGTTATTTTCCATGTATTCTTTGGTTTTTTCAACTTCTTCTGGGGTTAAATTTTTAATATCAGTATTTGGTTTAGGTAATTTTGAATAACCTGATCCCTTTTCCGGGTCGGGGGATTTTAATTTGGGTGAACGTACATCTACGCTTTTTGGTGAAAGAAGTTCTACGGCAGCAGAAGAACAATTCAATTTTAAAGATTTTTGTCCTATTACTTCCGCACCAAATTCAGAATATAGAGTAAGTTTACTGGAACCATCAAGCGCAGCATATATGTCAAAATTTGAAATAGATTTTAATTTTGTAGATGTTGTATTTGAAACAAAATCTTTGGTTTCTATATTAATTTTTGTATCGCATTTTAAATAATATTCCAACACATCTTGTTCTTTTTTATCATATTTTTCTTGTTTTTCCTTGCCGGTTTCTTTTACTTTTTCTTTAACTTCAGTTATCATGTTTTTACCGACATAAGTTCTTTTTTCTCCACTGAGATATTCTCCAAGATAACCAGATTCTTTTGTTAAATATCTCTGATCAAAATCTCCATCAATTCTTTCATCCCGGCAACCACCAATTTCATTTACTACATCTTTACCTACTACTACGTGCATGTGTCCTTTTACTTCTAAATTATAGTCACCACCGACTGTATGGTTGTAGTTTCCTTCATCTTGTTTTAGATTTACATCACCTTTATCCAATTTTACATTTACATCACCTTCAACTAAAGAAACATTCATGTTTCCTTTTTCCATATAAATGTTAATATTTGCATTACCTACTACATGAATATCAAAATTGACATTTTCTTGTTTAGTATTGTCATCTTCATCTACGTTAACTATTACTTTAAGGCCTTTGTCTATACTTACTGATGAATAACCGCCAAGATGAACATATTGATCTCTAAAAACATGAAAATAACTGTCTCTGACATGTTGTTCAACGACATCTCCGTTTGGGTATATTTCTAAATTTGTTCCAGTTCTGTGAAATAAACTTATTCTTTCACTGCCTGGAGTATCATCCATTTCTAATACGTGTCCAGATTCGGTAAATTTAGTACTATTAAATGGGTATATTGATACAGGTTTAAATTCTGGACTTTTTTTCTCTTGTCCTTTACACGGATCTTTGGGAGTTATATCAACTCCTTCTATTCTTGCGTATTCGGTTTCGGGTTGTTCCCATTCACCTTTTGATGGTTTTTGTTGTTCTTGTTGTTTTTCTGCTTGTGGTAAATCAAATGTTGCACTTGCTTGAGATTTTGGTGAAGATCCTCCGACTCCACCAGAGATTGCACCTCCTCCGCCACCGCCGCCTCCGCCTCCTCCACCTCCTCCGCCGCCAAAACCGTCACCCCCGCCAGCTCCGGTATCACCTCCGCTAGCAGTAGAACTTGTCGCTGTCGTACCACCGTTTATAGTTTTTCCTTTTTGAGTATCTTGCTGTTGTCTTGGTTCTATAGTTCTTGGTAGACTTGGTCTTCTTCCGGAATTTCTATTTGTTTGATTTATAGAACCACCCGAATCATTTGGTGGGAGTATATTTGGATTATCGCAATTGTTTGACATAAATTTAACCTAATATTTCTCTTTTTGCAGCATTGAGTGGTTTTTCTTTTTTTAATTTCCAATTATCAAATTCAGAAGATAACATTGTACTTTTTACTGAATTGTTTCCTTTACCTAACCCACTTAAAGTGCCTTTATTTGCAGAAGATATGTTTACAACTCCACATTCATATTCTTCTTCTGTTACCTTTATATCCGCTACAATTGCATGATCATATAAACCTTCAGGTCTTGGTGTTTTTTTAAGTTCTATAATTGTATCTTTAATTTTAGTTGGATCATTTATAGTAATTGCCCTTCCATGACGATCTGTTGGTTTTTTGGGTTTTTTAGGTTTTAATTGTACTCCTCTATCCTTTGTTTTTTTACCTTTTCCAAACGGATATTTACGTTCAACTTCTTTTGAAGGATAATTTTTAAGATCTGCTTCATTTCTAGGATCTTTAAACCCATCTCCATAATTTTTTTGAAAAGTTTCTTGAGATGAATCTTTTTGAGATAAAGTATCAGAACCTTTAGTTTCTGAAGTGGGTTCTTCTGTTTCTGGTAAAGTTGGTAACCAACCCAAAACAACCGGTTGCTGGCATTCAAATCCATCTTTAAAAAAACCAAAAACCCAAAATCCTTCTGCAATACCTATTGGCCAAGAAAGTAAAGAATTACCGGTGTTTGATGGTTGGATAACATCAGCCCAGGGCAATTTATCAGTTGGTATATCTTTTTTAAAAGGACTATGATAACCGTGTATTCTTACGCGGATTCTTCCTTTTTGTAGTGGATCGTTTCTATCTTCTACAAACCCCCACCACCATCTAAATGAAGGATCACCCAAATGCTCATTAGGCATATTCACCACCTTTTGAATCTTTTACTGCACGTATTCTCATCGTATATGTAGTTGAAGGTGTATTAGGTTCACCACCAGATTGTATTATTAAATCATGTGATATTGTTGTAATTAAAAATTTACCAGTTTCTATGACATCTTTTAATGGCAGTTTTACTTTAGCTTCATTGATTTGAGATTCATCTATCATATTTCGTACTTCAATTATATCACCTACTTTTATTTCGCTATTACCAACCACATTTAAATAAAGTATTACTTGATCTAATTGTTGCATTGCAGCAAGTCTATTTCCAACCCAATCATCCTGTAATCCAACTTTGTCTTGACCAGATTCTTCTTCGGAACAATCAAACAAAAATCTTTGTTTATTGTATTTTCTTACTGCAACTCCACTATTTGCAACTTGTTTAAATTCTCCACCAGATATATCAACCAAATCTTCATTTGATATTGTAGTATACTTATCTTTTTTATAAACGTGTGTTTTTGAATAATAATTGCCTGTGGTTGTATCAAAAGAAATAATCTCTGAAGAATATAAACCATTTAAAGCGTTTTGCATTGGTGAAATACCTTCACTTGAGCACCGTATTATTGAATATTTTGCATCCATTGTTTCCATGTTGGGATGAGCATGAAACATTTTATATTTCCATTTTACATCTTTTTCTTTGAATTTTGAAATTCTTTTAAAATGATATTGTGCATCTATATCTTGATAAAAAGTAAAATCCATATCTTTTGGATTTTCTGCTGATTTTGCCTGCTTACACAAACCAATAATATGAGAAAATGGCGAATCATAAGGTAAAAGTTTTTTAACTTTTTCATCCGTAGATTCGGCTTGACAGTCTATATCTATTTCTTTGCATAAAGATTGAACTATACCTGATATTTTGTCTTCATAAAATTTAGATATCAATCTGCTATTGTTTATAAAATATGGTTTTGAAGCAAAATGAGCAACAACTGAAGAAACATTAGAACCAGAATTTGTTTGTTCTGGTATAATATCAAAAACATATAAATCTTTTGCTACTATTTCCTTTTCAGGACTTCCATCAACCATACTGTGAAAACTAAACTCGATTTTATTCAATTCACCCAGAGCTTTTGTTACTTGATAGATGTTTGCCGGTGCTGTGTTTATTGTTTTTACATATCCTTTAAGAACGGGATCAAACAAACTTTCAGTTAAACTTAAAGTAAATGAAATTTCTGATATATCAATTCCATTTAATTTAATAGTAGGTTTATTTGTGTATAAAACTGTCGTTAGCATTTTATGATGATTGGGCTGCCGCTTTAAATGCGTTTACAAATAAAGAAATAAAATTTGGTTTTATTAAGTATATTTTTCTTTTTTGTTCATTTAATTCCGATTCAAATTCTTGATTTGTTACCATTTCCGGAACTGGACTGTAGTTTATATAACGAACTAAAAATTCTCTTTGCGGTGTATCTGATATTTTAAAATGATGGACAGATTGTTCATTTTCATAAACAATTCTATCAGCAACAAGTGTAGTTATAATATTTTTATTGTTATCCAATAGATTTAAATCGGTATGAATAGGTCGCATTTCTAATTCTGTAATTTTTTCTATTTCTAGTTTATTTAAATTTCTATCACAACTATAAACTTGATATTCTTTGTAATTATTTTCGACTGTATTTACTCTGATATATTTTGCTGTGCATAATACAATATTATTACTAGTTAAATTATTTTCATGAAAAAATAAAGCACTTTTATTTCCATATTTACCTAAAATATATTGACCAAGTTCTTGTGATGAAAATGGCCAATCAAAATATCTACTTTTAATATTGTTTAATAACATAATTGTCCAGTAGTATTCTACAGAATCATAATATTTAAAAGAAAGACTTTCAGGAGTTTCACCTTCAGTAATTTCGTATTGCTCTACTAAATCACTTTTTGTTATTTCTGGATTGCTTATTACAATTCTTTTGAAAATATCCGGAATTGTTATATTGTTATATTCGGTTGTTCCTAGTTTTTCAAAATACATTTTAACCACCATATAGTTGTTGAATATATGACTTTGTGTTTGGATAAATTTCTTGAAATTCCATAGTCACAGTTGTGTGAACTGGATTTCCGTCTTTGTGGAAAGAAGGCAATCCAGAACCATATGGATTTATGATCAAGTTTGTTAATGCTGCCCGTTCGGAGGCAAATAAAATTTGTCCTTTAATTTTTATTTCTACCCCAAATAAATTGGGATTAATATAACCAAACCCACCCAACTCTGGGTGCATGTTTGCGCGTAACTGACTCAATGCAGTTTTTAATCTTTGAGCACCAGAAGAATCTATTGGTATAAAATCCCAAGTAAATTGGAATTGTCTTAAATTGGCATTTCGAAACACTAAAGTGTTTATTGGATTTTTTGCTACACCTGCTTGTCTTTGTGCTTCCGTACCCATTCCTCCAAGCCCCACTCCGGCGGCAGTTTCTGCTCCGAAGCGACCAATAGCACCACCGGCTTCATTTAGTGAACTCATTCCCGGACCCTGAGAACCAAAAATACGTTGTCCCATAGCGTTTAAAAAATCTGCACCAAGTTCCTCTTGTTGCCAATCCATACTAAAAACGCCAGCACCTTCTAATTCTCTTGGCATTGGTAAAAAATATTCCGATATAGGACTTGGTTTACCTGTTAAATCGTCATTTTTAATGACGCTAACTCTAGTATACATTTGTCCACCATCACCAGATCCTCCAAATTGTCTGGTATCTCCTTGAACTGGTATTAAATTGGTTATAGATGCATTTGCCATTTTATTGTTTTGTCCTATTCTACATACTATGTATGTCATATAAAGGTAAATTTAAGCCAAAGAATCCCTCCAAATACAATGGAGATCATACAAATATAATCTATCGTTCCTTATGGGAACGTAAATTTATGACATTTTGTGACAATACAGAAAACATAATACAGTGGGCTTCCGAGGAGTTACCTATACCTTATATTTCACCAGTAGATAAAAAATACCACAGATACTTTGTAGATTTTATTATACAAGTTAAAGAAAAAAACGGAATAATACAGACATATATTGTAGAAATAAAACCGGAAAGAAAATGCAAAGAACCTATAAAAAAGAAAAAAATAACAAAAGGTTATTTGCAAGAAATAGTAGAATGGGAAATAAATAAATCTAAGTGGGCTTTTGCTGAACAGTATGCACAAAAAAGAAACTGGAAATTTAAAATAATAACAGAGAAAGAACTATTTGGTGGAAAAGAACCAACAGAAGAAACAAATTGATGCTATTAAATGGTTAAGAAATAGCATGAAAAACATCAACAATAAAGGTAAAGTTTCAGACTATTCCGATATATTGATGGACAGAACTAAAGATAGAAAGTTAAAACTTACAGGACAGGTTTTAATTTTTAGATATAAAGCATCTTCTAGAACAAAAATATACGACAAATACCCTTTAGTTTTAGTTATTGGAAAAACAGAAAATGGTTTCATGGGTCTTAATATACATTATGTTCCTCCAAGAGATAGACTTAAATTAATTCTACTAATGAATTCTTTGGTGTATGATACACAAGATAATCAAAAAATCAGAATAAAGATATTTTCATTATTAACTAAAAACGTTTTTGCCAAATATACTAATGTAATTCTTAATAAATACAATACGAAGAATATTATGGGAAAAGTTAAAATAACAACACCGGAAGAATGGACAAATTTTGCTTTTCTTCCAGTTTTTAAAGGAATAAATCCAACAGAATTGTACTCTGAAGTTAGAGAGGAAATAAGAAAAAATGCCTCAAGGTAATAATACTAACACCAATTCTGCTTTACAAATATTTAAAGGACTTGTCAGAAACAATCGTTTTAGAGTAGAATTACCAAAAACCGGATTTGGATTTGCAGCGGAAACTGTAGAATTTCCTTCTTTAGCAATTGGAACTGCTGATTATCAATATAATTCACAACCAATTTTAAAAATACCTTATGGTAAACTACCAGCACAAACTTGCAACATTACATTTAGATTGGATGATAGTGGAGAACCGACAAAATCATTATACAACATTATTAATAAAATTGTAGTAAACAGTGGCGGCGATTATTTTGTGGAATATGCCAATAATTTGTGGGAAACTATTGAAATTTCTGCTTTAAATGTCGATGATAGTGATATTATGACACTTACATTAACAAGATGTATATTGACAAATATAGACACTGTGCAGTTTTCTTTTGACGATAGAGATTCTTATCAAAAACAAGCGGTAACTTTCAGTTATCAAGATGCTTTTATAAATTAATATAAAATGGAGTTATAAATTATGCCCCTTCCTAAGATTGACATTGCTACATTTGAAATGAAATTACCATCAAATGGTACAAAAATACGCTATAGACCATTTCTGGTTAAAGAAGAAAAAATATTATTAATTGCTGCTGAATCTAAAGATAATGATCAAATTTTAAGAGCAATGGAACAAGTTATTAATAATTGCTTACTAGATCCTATTGATATTGATAGTTTACCCTCTTTTGATGTAGAATATATTTTTCTAAAACTGAGGGAAAAATCTATAGGAGAAATTATAAAAGTAAATGTAACAGATCCAGAAGTTAATAAAAAATTTGAAGTTCAAATAGATTTAAATAAAATAATTGTTAAAAAATCAAATAAACATGAAAAAAGAATAAAATTAAACGATAATTTATATTTTGAGATGAAATATCCAAATATGAAAACAATTTTATCTTTAAATCCTTCAAAGACTATGGTAGAAAATGGATTTGATATTGTCATCAATTGTATTGATAAAATCTATGACAAAGACTCCATTTATGATCCAAAAGAATATACTAAAAAAGAATTACAAGAGTTTTTAGAGAATTTTACCCAAGAAATGTTTGAAAAAATAAACAATTTCTTTGATACGATGCCTTCGATATATTATGAAAATGAAGAAGTTTCTCCGCATACAAACAAAAAAATTAAAGTAGTATTGGACAAATTTATAGATTTTTTCGACTAGGGCTGGCTAATGAATCTTTAGAAAATATGTACAGAACGAATTTTGTATTAATTCAAGAGCATAAGTACAGCCTCACCGAATTGGAAAACATGTTACCGTGGGAAAGACAAATATATCTACACTTATTAATAAAACATGTCGAAGAGATAAATAAGAAAAAAGACTTAATTAATAAAAATAGAAAATAAACATGGCAGCACTCCCAACACTACCCAAACCAAGCAACAAATCAAAACCTAAAAGATCTACTGTTGGTAGTATAGGTAAAAAATTCGTTGGTGTTGGTGATGCTGTTCGTTATTCTAATATGAATACACGAGGTTATAAATTACAAAATAAAAAAATAGCAAAAACAAATAAACCAGCAAATGATCCAGCCGCACTTCAAAATATCGTAAATGGATCTACTAGACTAGAAAATAAGATAGAAAAAATTATAACAAATTCATCAAAAACATATGTATCATTTTTGAACTGGTTGAAATCTTCTGTTAAACAAACAATAGATGCTTTTAAATCTATGATGGGATTAAAAGGCAAAGATACACCAAATACTACTCCGTCTTTAAATCCACTACAAACAAATCAAATACAAAATAATACAAGCGATACACAAAACATAGAAACTATCAGAGAACAAGCAGAAGCCCAACAAGAACAAGTTGAACTAGAAACTAAAACCAGTGATACTTTGCTAGACATAAAAGAAATATTACTTAAAATCTTAACAAAGATGGGTAAAATGTCTGGTGGTGGTAAAGGTGATGGTATATTAGATACATTAGCAGACGCAGCTTCTATTGCCAATTTATTTAAGGGTAGGGGAGGTGGTCTTGCAAGTGGTGCTGCTAAAGCCAGCAAATTTGCTAGACTCAGAAGTATTGCTGCTAAAGGTGGTCTAGGCAAAATAGCAGCAGCAAGACAAGCAAGCAAACCTGTATCATTTTTAGCAAAATCTTCCGATAAAGTTGCAAAAGGAATAACAGGATTCAAAGAAGGAACAAAAAATCTAGCATCTAAAGCTTTGGGTAAAGTTTCTGGATTATTGGGTTTTGGAACTAAACTAGGAGGAGCATCGGGTGTTAGTGCAGCCGGTGCCGGTGCTGTTAATGCTCTATCTGGCGCAACCGGTGTTACTGGTGGGGCTGCGACAACTGCAACAAATATGGGCGCTCAAGCAACTGGTGGGGCCGCAACAACTGCAACAAATATGGGCGCTCAAGCAGCAAAACCGGGATTTTTTGGTAAATTGTGGGGTGGTGTAAAAAATATAGGATCAAAAGCAATTGGTTCTGTCAAACAATTAGGATCTGGAGCACTTGAATTAGCAAAAGCAGTAAAAAATCCTATAACATTTTTAAAATCAAATTCTAAAACACTTTTAAAAGCATTTAAAGGTTCTGCAATACTTTCTGCAATAATAGAACCCATAGTTGGCGCATTAAACATTATGGATATTAAAAGCAACAAAGAACTTGATCCGGAACAAAAAAAAGAACTAATAGGAACAGAAATAACAGCAAGAATGGGTTCCGGTTTGGGGGCTGCAATTGGTGGTGCTTTGGGTTCGGTTGGAGGTCCTTTGGGTACTATATTAGGTGGTATTGCTGGTTCTTATGGTGGCGAATGGGTTGGAGGTAAAATAGCAGAAATAATAGGACCAAAAGGAATTTATGATATAGCCGCATCCATACCCGGAGTTAAAAGTTTCATTGGAGTTGAAGATGAAGTTCCAACTCAAAACCCAGAAGAAACACCAACTGTAAATGCAGAACCACTTTCTTTAAAAGAATCAGTAGTTCCAACATCACCTTCTATACAATCTTCGGAACAAACGAAGTCAAATGAGCAAAACATTAAATCACCAAACACAATTACGGCACCAATATCTGATTTAAGTGTACCAAGTTCAACTACAGGACAACAATTAGAAACACAAACTCGCGCATCTATTGACAATAACTTAAAATATGGGAATGAAAATAGTTATAAACAACCAACAATAATTAATAATTACTACAATAATAATTCTGTAAGCCGGCCAGCAACTGTCGCAATTTCTGGAAATGGTGGTATGATTACTGGTGGCACAGCAACACCACCAGATGAATCTGGTATGTCTTTAGTATTAACTAGAGAAGCGGCAAGAGCATCTGCGGTCGGTGGTGTTGCTGGATAAAAAGAAAAGACGGCGTTTAAGCCGTCTTCTCCAAATCACACTCAAACAAAATTAGTTCAGTCTTCCTTGGCCAACTTCTCAAAGTAGGAAAGAGCATCCTCTTCCTCTCCGTCGTCTTCCATCTTAGACTTCTTTTCTGGCATCTTTGGGGCAGGTTTTGACTTGGGACCAGAACCAAAACGTTGTTCTGCATCCTCGATCTCTTCCATTTCCTCGGCAGTCTTTGCCTTACCTTCACTGCCACCACGAAGAACTGATTCCATCTTAGACTTTAGTTC